CAATACATTTGCTGGTATTCTTCAAGGTAAGTACAAAGTGTACATCGATCCTTATGCTGCTAACACAAGTGCTAATCAGTACTACGTTGTTGGTTACAAAGGTTCTTCTCCTTATGACGCTGGACTATTCTACTGCCCTTACGTGCCTCTACAGATGGTTCGTGCGGTTGGTCAGGATACATTCCAACCTAAGATCGGATTTAAGACACGTTACGGCATTGTCGAAAACCCATTCTCACAAGGAACAACTCAAGGACTTGGTACACTCACACGTAACTCAAACCGTTACTACAGAAGAGTTAAGGTTACTAACCTTATGTAAGAAGAAAGGATATAATTTCTTCAATAAAGAGACTCCTTCGGGGGTCTCTTTTTTTATCTAAATATTTAAAAAAAATATAATGACTTCTAGTATATTCAATAAACAAATTGAGAATAGAAACTACTTATCTTCAGTAGGTTTCAAGTTTAATTTATCAAAATATCCTAAAATTGACTTTTTATCAAATAGTGCTAGAATACCAGAGTTATCTTTAGCACTTACAACTCAACCAACATATCTAAAAGATATTGATATTCCTGGTGAGAAATTGACATATGGTGATTTTACTTTAAAGTTTTTAGTGGATGAGAATATGGAAAATTATATGGCAGTTTATAATTGGTTAACAGGTTTAGGATTTCCCGAAACACCAGCACAGTTTAGAGATTTGACAACAGATAGTGCTGCAATGAGAGATCCTAAAGAAGCATTCTGTGATGGAACACTTAGAATATTGAATAGTAATCTAAGAGAAATTGCAAAAGTAAAGTTTCAAGATCTATTCCCAGTTTCATTAACTTCATTAGATTTTGATGCAACTACTTCTGATATACAATACTTTACAGCAGAGGCATCTTTCAGGTATACTATCTACAGTTTGACTAGTTCTTTATGAATCTTGAAAAAATTCAGGAAATGTGGGAGCGTGATGCTGTCATTGATCCCGATAATCTACATGATGAATCATTAAAAATTCCTCAACTACACTCAAAGTATTATACAGTTTATAATACTGTTACTTTGATGCGTGAAAAGGCAAGAGAGCAATATAATAAAACAAGATTAGAAAGACATAATTATTATACAGGTAAAGCACCAGCAGAGGTTTATATTGAAGAACCCTTTGGTTATAAAGTAAGGGAAAAAGATGCTATACAGAGATACATGGAAGCAGATGAGAAGATGATAAAAATAGATCTTAAAATAAGATATTATGATGCTACTTTAAAGTTTTTAGAAGAAATTATTAAAAATATTTCTAATAGAACATTTCAAATTAAGAATGCAATTGAGTGGAATAAATTCCAGGCAGGAATGTAATTATAAATAGTTGATATTTAATGACATCATTAGGGTAATAATGGTAAGATTTTTAGGTAGTAAAGTAAATAGAGGTGCAGGTGGTGGATCTGGTGGTGGTGGAAGCACCAAAATGCAAGAGTTTACTAGATCTACTGGAATAACTACAGATACTGAGAATAATGTAACTCAAGTAGTATATGGTAATACCACTTATAACAATGTTGGATATAATACAGTTGGATTAATAACAGGATTTACTGAAAAAATAGGTGAAAAAGAAATAAATTGGCGTTGTAGTTATAACTCAGCAAATTTAATTACCCATATTGAAGATTTAGCTACTGCTCCAAATGTTAGTTTAGCTAGTACAACTACTATTGTAGATGAAGGTGCTTATCTATTATTTGACGCAACTACTACTAATGTTCCAGCAGGAAGTACTTTATATTATAGTGTTATAGACAATGTTACTTCAGGTCTTTCTACAGATTTTGCAGTATCTGAAAGAACTGGATCATTTACCTTAGTTGGTGTAGCAGGAACATTCCAAGTTAAACCTCAACAGGATTCAGTACAAGAACCTGCTGATAGTTTTAAAGTATTCGTTTATGATGATTCTAACAGATCACATCAGATTGGACAATCTGTAGCGATTGGTATTACTGATAGTCAAAGCCTCCCTCTCCAAACTCCCATTTATGCTAATGATGGAGTATCTTATTATATTACTAATAACAACGATACTTGGAATGGTGTAAAGGTACATAGAGCCTATTCCAATAACTACAATTTCAATGCTAGTGAAACTCCAACTGATGATAATTGGAGTTCATATGTTACTGAAAGTGCTGGAAATGATAAATGGTATATTGGTGCAAACTGGGGAGGAAGTGCTATTCCTTCTAGATGGGGTCAGAAGCATGGAATCTATACCTATCAGAAAGCACAAAGTCCAGGTGGTGGTTATAGCTTTGAGTTTGGTAATAGTGCAACTGGTGGACCTCATACATCAAGATTTTATAGTGTTCGTGGTTCCTCAACACAGGTTAGTGGAACCAGTGCTGGAATTGTGACTACAAATTATAATGATTTTGAATTTGATGCTACTGAATGGAGTAATGGTTATGGTGATGGTTTCGCATCATTCTATTCAGATGGTAACAGTAGTAATCACAAATATCCAGATATTATTAATGCAATTACATCTAATAGTCCTAATTGGAACCCTGATGGACATGGTAGTGGAGATAGTGATGGTGGTATGATTTTATGGAAACCCCCAAAACCAACAAAAGAAGTAATGATTGTTTATGCTAATAACCATTCAAATGATGTCTGTAATATTACTTGTTGGAATGATAATAATGGATCAGTAAAATGGCAAGCACGGTATGGAAGACCTTCAAGTTTCAGTACTGGTGGAAGTGTAGTAAATGAAAACTACACTAGAACTATTATAGCAGAACATACTGACGGATTTGTTTATATCAACAGTGATCATGGCGGAACTGTTGCAGGTGCACTCTACTACATGTATAGGTAATCAATTATGGGAAGATTTCTAGGAAGTACAATTAACAAAGGAACTGGTGGTGGCAGTGATGTTGGATCTATCAAGATGTCAGCGTTTAATAGAGATGGGGGAAATCCAGTAGGTGTTACTACAGATGCCGATAATAATATAACTCAAGCAACATTTGGAGAAACTACTTATGCTTCTGTTGGATATAATGCTGTAGGTTTGATAACAGGATTTAAAGAAACAATAGGTCCTGATACTAAGGAATTTCGTGTAAACTACAACTCGTCACATTTAGTAACGCATATTGAAGATTTAGCTACTGCTCCAAATGTCAGTGTTGCTTCTACTGTATCCTCATTAGATGAAGGTTATCCATTAACACTTAACTGCTCTGCTACTAATGTTGTAGGTGGAAGTACTTTATATTGGGATGTTAAAAATGGTGGTGCTACTGGTCTTTCTACAGATTTCACTCCAAATAATGGATCATTTACTCTAACTGGTAATACTGGTATAGTTACTGTTACAGCAACTGCTGATGGTATAACAGAAGATAATGAAACCTTTAATGTATATGTTTATGATGATTCTGGCAGAACACATCAGATTGGACAAAGTATATCAATAGCTCTCGTGGATAGTGCTGGTGCTGCAGGTAGTGGTGCATCACAATCTGATCCTGTAAATGTAACTGCATGGAACAACTTTGTGTCTAGTAAAACATCAGCAAATGATGGTAAATTCTGGATAAAAGTTGGTACAGATGTATTTCAAACTTGGGTTATCTTCCGTGATGGTGGATGGATAAAGGTTGCTCAAATGAATAATAATAATGATATTATGTCACCATCTGGTGCTGTTAATGTTGGTGGTAGTTGGATTGACGCTGAAATTAATACCAGTCAACATGGAAAATTATCAAGTGCTACCATTAATACCATATCACATCAAAACTTCTTAATGCGTGTTACTGGTTCACCTAATGATAATTTCTTAGCTAGTCGTCAAGGTAGTATGGTATTTAAGTATATTAATAGTGAGACTCTTCCTAACTGGGGAGTAAGTCAAGATCCTACTGGAACATATGATTTATGCTTAGACCATAATAATAGTGGAACTGGAATGGAGATTCTGAGATATAGTTATGAGAGTAGAACATTATGTTCTAACGATGGAAACCATCCAGGTAATGGTAGTTATTGGGTAAGTGATCACAATTATAATGGATCTTGGCAGAACCAAATATGGGGTCAGAGTGGTGCTCCAATATGTTGGACTATAAGTAATAATCGTATTCATACCAATCTACATTGGATGGGTGGACCTTCTGGAAGTAGTGGTAGTAATCAACAGTGGGGAAATAGTGGTAGTAATGCTGTTGCATTCTTCTTACAACCTCAGTAAGTTACCATATAAATAATAAAAAGTTATAGATCAATATCGTGGGAAGATTTTTAGGACTTTACATTAATAAAGGAACTGCTGGTGGTGGCGGTAGTGGTGTAAAGATGTCAGAGTATAATCGATCTACTGGATTGGGTACAGACGCTGAAACTAATAATATAACCACTGCTACTTTTGGTGATACAACTTATTCTAATGTTGGGTATAATACAGTTGGATTAATAACAGGATTTAAAGAAATAATAGGTAATGATGAAAAAGAATGGCTTCTTACTTATGACGATAGACATTTATGTACTATTATAGAAGATAAAGCTGATGCTCCAAGTGCTACTGTAGTAAGTGGAATAGGTAGTACATCAGTTGATGAAGGTCTATCTTTACTATTAGACGTAGATACTACTAAGGTTACAAGTGGAAGTACTTTATATTGGGATGTTAAAGATAGTGCTAATATAGGTCTTTCTACACAATTTGCAGTATCTGAAAGAACGGGATCATTTAGTTTAGTTGGTACAGCAGGAACATTCGCAGTAAAACCTGAAAACGATGGTGTAGTAGAAAGTAGTGATAGTTATTTTATTGCAAATGTATATGACGATTCTACTAGATTTCATAAGATTGGACAATCTTCACAATTTTTAATTAAGGATAATGCTGGTGGTTACGATTGGTCGTTCGCTACTGAGACTCATTATGGAACTTCAGTTAGCTACAGATACTCTGGTGATGGTACAATGCCAACTATGAGTTTGGGTGATGTTACAAATTGGGATATGTTCTACGAGATATATGTAGTTTCAGGTGAGGTTAATAATAGTAGTAATGAGTGGATTATATGTAATGATGGATATGGTTCTACTGGTGGATGGTTATTAGGACATTATGATAATAATACAACTAATGAAATGTCAGTTGCTACTCCAAGTGGTGGATATGCTCATTATATGAATTATAGGGTTCCATATGATCAGTGGAACTGGGTAAAAATTGAATGGCGTGGTGGTAGTAGATTTACTATTTGGCAGAAAACTAGTGCAGGTGCTAATTATACTAATCGAGCAAGTACTACTAGTAATGTACATAGCACCACTAAATGGAATTATATTAGTTTCGGTCAGGGTAAGGGTAGTTCTACTGGTGGTGGTGCTTCAGGATTGACGAATCAGTCATACGCAAAGATAAGAAACTTTGGATTAAATACTAATAGTACTGTTAACTTATAAATATAGGAGTAGATCTATTATTGAAGATGAAACCTACTCCAAGAGAAAGTAAAGTAATCCACGAGAACTATGAGAAGGTTGTGGAGTATCTTATATCAGAACAATATGCACCAGATGCTGCTTCAGCAGATA